ATGCCGAAACTAAATAGACTTTTCAAAAACAATGATTTTGATGATAGCGTTTGGAGCGAGCAAGATTCGCGCGTGGAAGATGCGTTGTTAGAGATTGTCACCACCCGCCCGGATTTGTTCGAGCACATGCTTGATATTGAGATTCGTGAGGGGTATGGTATAAACTGATTTTTGCCCGGTGCCGCTTGTCGGCGTCATGGGGACTTCGGTCCCGCCGGGCGCTTTTTTTACAGGGACCATAAATATGCTCACAAAAGAAATGATATTTGAAGCCGTGCGGGCGTGCGCCGCATTGAACCCAACATTCCAACGGGGCCGGTTGGGTGTGGGGGAGGAGGCTGGTGGCAGCGAAGAGTTTTTGGCCCGTGCGTTGAATGTGTTTATCCGTGCGCAAGGGGAGAAAGTACACCCCACCGAAATGGTGGAGAGCCTACGTTGCCTGCATGTGCTTGAAGGTGAAGACGGGTGTGGTGCATGCTTCACGTGCCAAGTCAAGGCGGGGGCCCTTGCTTACAAGGCGCGGAAGGGTTATCCAGTATTGGAGGATTTTGAACCTTTCCCATGCCCCCATGAAGAATCGGTTGGGGGGCATAAGTGCTTCACGTGCGACGTCAAGACGGCGTGTGGCCCTTACCAAGTGCGGATGGCACCATTGTTTGATGAATGAAGGTTTTGGGGGATAGGGGGAATGATTATGGGCAATATAATAAATACCCAAGTAAAACTAAATCTTAATGTAGCAAGAGCCATGTGCGGGAGGCACCGGGAGATATTCCGCCACCGCTGGCCCCTTGGCTATACTGCGTTCGTGCGTACCGGCATCCAGTGCTTTCTCTTACAGCCGAATACTGTCCCCTTGCTCGAGGCTACGGTGCGAGAACAGAAAATCGGCAACGGCACCACCACCGCCGCAAACGAAATGAAGGCTCTTGAGTTTATCCTGTCCAAAAAACCGCTCTGCTGCCAGCTCCCGCCGCGTGACCTCTACGCCGTGATAATGGAGGTTGGGCGCGCCGCCGGGATACTAACAAACACCAAGTGCGTACTCTGCGGTCGGCGCGGCTACGGCACCACGTACCGGAAAGCGCCGCCTAGTCTTGTCTCACTTGTACCTGCCGGGCATTACGATCACGCGTGCCTCCGTTGTATTTGCAATGCCGAAATGGTATAATACGCGCGCCCACATCGGGCCGAAGGGGGTTACTATGACAGCACGTAAAACGACCAAGGCACGCAAGCCCAAGGCGGCCAAGGCACCCGTGACGAACGCGGCATCCGGTACGCCGGTGACGGATGAAATTATTTTCAATACTATTTTTCACAATCCCGATATGGTGATAAACGCCATGACGCAACGGTCTGACTTGCTGGATAAGTTGTTCGATCCGCGCCGAGACATTGATGAAGAATGTGGCTACCCGAAAGTCATTACGGATACCCAGTACCGGGCGATGTATGATCGAGAAATGGGGCAGCGGGTGGTGAATGTGTATCCTGAAGAAACATGGAAGCGACTCCCTATTATCTATGAAGACGCGGACCCGGATACGGCGACACCATTCGAAGAAAGCCTCGATGCTTTCGAGCAGAAACACCACCTGCTCCATTACATGCAGCGTGCGGATGAATTGTCGGGGATAGGGCAGTACGGGGTGATTTTGTGGGGAGTGGGTGACGGCCTACAACTCAATGAACCCGTAGACGGTAGCGAGGGGTGGGAAGAAACGACGTCTGAGCCCCGCACCACCAAGGCTACCGAAACCAAGATACTTTATATCCGCACGCTCGATCAAAGCCTTGTGCGTATTAATAAGTATGAAATGGACACGACGAAACCACGGTATGGCAAGCCGTTGTCTTATGTCCTTACTATGGCGGACCCGCGCAATCAAGAAAGTGGGGCCACGATAGCGTCACCTAACACCAATGAAACGACAGTGCATTGGAGTCGCATCACGCACGTCGCGGACAACCGCAAAACGAGTGAGGTGTTGGGGATGCCACGGATGGAACCGGTGTGGAACCGGCTCTATGATTTGCGCAAGGTACTCGGAGGCTCCAGCGAAATGTTCTGGCGTGGGGGCTTCCCCGGTATATCACTCGAGACGCACCCCGGGGATGAGACCACCGTAGTCGATGAAGAAGTCACACGCGAGAATATGTATAAATATATGAATGGTCTTCAGCGGTATATTGCCCTCACAGGCATGTCCGCCAAAAGCCTGTCTCCGCAAATTGCCGATCCTACCTCAAGTTTTGAGGCACAAGTGAAAGCCATTTGTATTATTCTCGGCGTGCCGTACCGTGTGTTCATGGGTATCGAAGAGGGCGTGGTTGCGGGCAACGCCGCCACCGAGGCGTGGAATGGCCGTCTTACCAACCGTCAAGCGCGATACGTGACGCCCATGCTCATCGACCCCATCATTCAACGTTTGATTGATTATGGTGTTGTACAGGTCCCGGCTGAACCGCGCGCGTGGGTGGTGGAGTGGCCTGACCTCACATCCCCGAGTGAAAAAGAACGGGCCGAAGTTGCAGGGCTCAAGACGGAGGCGTTCGCGAAGTACACGGGTGGCGGGGTTGACGCGCTTGTGCCACCGCTGGAATACCTTACCATTATTTGTGGGCTTGAAGAAGAGGTGGCCAAAACTATTATTGATGCGGCCCTCGTGCATATCAAAAGTATCGATAATGATGAAGAGCTTACCCCGGGCCGCGTGCCCGCACCGCCAGAGTTGATGGAGGTGCCTGCCGAAGTTGTTGAAGATGAAGTGACGCCGGGCAAAACAAAACCGAAAGCCAAGGCCAAGGCCAAGGCACCGCCGCCGAAGGCGGAGGATAAAAAGAACGACAAGGAGAAATAGCATGGGCTGGGGGCGGTGCCGCATTGTTTCTGGGTCATATTTATCTATCCCGAGTGCCGAAGACTGGGCGTTGGAGGGACCATATGAGTGTGATTACAAACGCGCGGAGAAAACCACGCCGGGCCCGGGCCAAACCCCGACGCACGGCACCGAACACCCTACGCATGGACCCCACCCGCACCGTCATGCTCCAGAAACAGCTTATGGGCGAAATGCGAAAGCGTTTTCGGGCGCTTCGACTCGCCATCACCGTATTAGTGGACCATGAAGACGCCTTTGGTATACGCGCGGATGCAGACGCGACACGCCACGCATTACCTGAAATCGGAGCACAGGCGCGCGTGGTCGGCGTTATGCCGCTTGACCGGGCCTTTGAGCCCCCTGGAACCCCGGGGCGCTTAGACGGGCTTGTTTCAAATATCAATTCTCGGTGGCGATTTGTGACGGATGACGCGAAATTATCCGAATACCAGAAGTGGTTGAAGGTGCAAACCGACGCCGGCATCCTACAGGTATCCGCCGCTAATACGCGGACCCCTTGGCTCGAGCCCTATATCCAAAGTTCATACAAAAAAGGCCTCTTGCGCGCGTACACGGACGCGCACAAGGCGGATATCGCATCGGCCAAGGGCTTCGGGTTTGTACAAGGCGGCAAGGCGGGGTTTCTTGATATGGCGTTCAACGCCCCCATTGCCCAAGGCAAAATCAACATGCTGGGTACGCGGGCCTTCTCCCAGCTCAAGGGTGTTACGGCAGCGATGGACCAAGAAATGACGCGCATTCTCTCCACCGGTATCACAAGCGGCAAGGGGGCGCGGGAGCTTGCGCGAGAGCTTAATAAAAGTGTGAGTGGTCTTGAAAAGAAACGCGCCATGGCCATTGCCCGGACGGAGCTTGTCCATGCGCATGCTGAAGGGCAGCTCGATTCTTTTGAAGCGATGGGCATAGACGAAGTCGGTGTCATGGCTGAATGGAGTACGGCCCATGATTCAAAAGTGTGTTCTATGTGCGTCCCGTTGGAAGGGGTTATCCTAACGGTAAAAGAAGCGCGGGGCATGATACCGCGTCACCCGAATTGTCGATGTGCCTGGATACCTGCCGGAGTGGGCGAAGAAATAGAAGGCACCACCAAGACGGTACACGCCGGACCCGACCAGGGGCTTGAGCCTCCGGGTACCAAACCTACAGGCAAAACCACGGGGCAGGTGTGGCACAAAGATGAAGTCGCTTTTCGTATTCGGGAAAGTGTAAAAGCTGAGCACCCAAAGCTGGGGGCCAAGGCCGCACGTAAAGCGAGCCGCTGGCTTGGGGCAGACACGACGTCAATAAGTGGCAAGCTCAAACCCGGCAGCAAAGCCGCCAAGGCAAAACTCAAAAAAGCGCAGAGTGCTTTCGGAGTAGAATCAGTTAAGGAGACGCAAACGGTAGCGGCTACCAAGAAAGCGAAGGCACGGGCGGCGCGGACGCGTTCTTTTGACGCGCGGGTGGCGTTGACGAAAAAGAAATACGGTCTTGACGAGAACGCGCTCTACTATCCGAAAAAAACAAAAGGCCCCGCCATTATATCATTCCAAACAGGAGAATGGGTAAAGGCAGCCGGTCTTGTATATGATGATATTGATTGGAATGCGGTTACGGCAAGGATAAATGCAAAGGTGGCGGAAGGGTTGCCCTATATTCAAGCGCAAGCTGAGGCTACCCATGCCGCCATAAAAATCAAGGCTGCGGCTAAGGCTGCGTCTAAAACTATTATGGATGATGCGGGGACGGCCGTGAAACAATGGCAAGGCCCGGGCCCGACAGCGACAGTGTTGGATCACGCCGATTACACCACCTTGCCCGGCTGGGGTGACGTGTTGCCCAAGGGGCATATGCAAAGTTACGGAACTATCCTCTTTGATGATTCGGGCAAGGTGTTGATGCGGAAGCCTAGTAAGCATTTCGGAGGGGCGCGCTGGACGTTTGCCAAGGGCGGCGGTACGAAGCCGGGCACGACGGCCGTGGCTGAGCTAGCAGAAGAAACCGGGCACCATGCAGACATTCATGATGCACTCCCGGGCGCGTACAAGGGCACGAATACGCAGACGAATTATTTCATTGGAAAAAGCGCCGGATACGAAGGCGGTTTGATGGATGCCGAAACGGCGGCGACGAAATGGATGACCTATGATGAAGCACTGGCGGGCATCTCCTTGAGTTCGGACCCTCTGGTGGTGGCACGTGACACAAAGGTGTTGGAGGCTGCATACAAGCACCTGACAATGAGTGACGGGCACACGTTCGCCGCTTTAGTAAAGAGTGGTAACAAGGCTGTTGATTCCACCAAAGCCCTAGCCGCCAAAGCGGCGCACGCACACAAGACGAAAATGGGCATGGCCCAAAAACACTATACCAAAGAAAAGTTCGGCGGCGGTGTGATAGATGGTGACTGGGTCAACCCCGCCACCAAAACAAAACTCAATACAAGCGGCCTGAATAAAGTGCTTTCGGAAAAAGGCTGGCATACCACCACCATGCAGAAGGTAACGACTGACACGTTGCTTTCAATGGATGATCTAGTGGCACAAAAGGCGTTTATGGGTTCACTGAAAAAAGCGCCCAAGGGCACGGTGTTGCCGAAGCCCGTGGCTACGAGTGCGGAGAAGCTGGATGCCGCGCAAAGCCTGTATGCGACCAAGGTGGCTGAAGCGGCGGCGACCGATGCAACCGAAGCGGCGGCGCGGGTTGCGGCTAAGACGGCACCAGCAATTAAATCCAAGGTGTCCAAGGTAACTAAAGCTGATTTTGAGAGTGCCATTTTTACGCATGATGAATTGGAGGCCGCCGTTGTCAAGGGCTTTCATGATGATATTGAACCTGATGTGTTGTTTACTATTTTCTTAGACACGCCTTCCGATAAGGTGCTTGATGCACTCAGCCAAAAGGAATTAGTCACTTTTATCAATCAATTCAAAAAGAACAATTCAAAATACTATGCGCCTCAAGCGAAGAAGGTGAAGAAGGTGAAGGCCTTATCTAAAGCCACAGCGGCCTCTGATTCGGATTTCGCCCGGTCCGATTGGACAGGCAATGAGGCCAAAGCGGCTTTCATCAAGGGCTTGGCGAAGGATAAGGCAGATTCCGTTTATATTGAATTTTTGCATTCGGTAGGTCATTCGAACCTTGGCGCCATGAATGCGGATGAACTAATAAAAACCATCAATGCGTATAAACTAAAACATTCCAAACATTTTAGTGGTATAGTATTAGTTGAAGAGACCGTTGACGAAGCAGTTGACGTGGTGGCAGCCAAGGCAGCGACTGGGGTATTCACTGTACCGGTCGAAGGGAATCTCAAGAAAATAAAAGACCTCCCGGGTAGCACCAAACCATACTTGGCCGAGGACACCATCACCAATAAAAAATGGGTGGTGAAGGATGCAAGCGGTACGTGTATCGCGCCCGACCACTTACGGAGCGAAGGCGAAGCGGATGCATTATATCACCGCCTTGGCATTGCCGTGCCACGGGGCAAGGTGATTGACACCCCGGGCGGTCCCATGAAAATCACAGAATTTCTTGAAGGCGGGCAAACACTGGCAGAGTGGAAAGTGGGCAAGACCGCCACCGAAATAAAAGCCATGCACAAAGATATCCGGGGCGGGTTTGTAGCCGATGTACTATTCGCGAATCATGACGTTGCCGGATTGTCCAATGATAATATCTTCATCGTGGCGGGCAAGGCGTACCGCATCGATAACGGCGGCGCGCTTTCTTTTCGCGCGCAGGGTGGCCTGAAGCGCACGTGGGGGCCAAAGGTGTCGGAGTTAGACAGCATGCGGGATGCTTCATTCAACGCTAACACAGCCGCTATTTATGAGGGCATCACCGATAGCGAGCTCCACGCACAAATCCACCGCATCCTTGCCACCCGTGACGAATTACTCGCGGGCGTTGCCGATGATGCTACCCGGGCCACCTTGGCGGCGCGTATAGATGATCTCAAGGCGCGCCTACCCGCGTCACCGGTCGCTGGGGTCGATACAAGCGGTGCTGGCGGCGTTCGGCGTGCCGCCTATGACAATACGCCCGATGTGCCCGTGCGCGTGCGTGAAGCGAATACAAACGGCGTGAATGTTGTCATTGACCGTGAAGATATCGAAGACAACAACATACTGGTGTGGACTGAAAAAAAGGGGCGTAAGGATGTCACCAAGGTTCAATTCAAGGTAACAAAGGACGGCAGCGATAAAATCACGAAGGAACTTTTGGATGAATTGCAAAGCGCACAGGGCACGGCGGAAGCACCCCTGTCTCAAGCCCACCCGGATGATGTGTTTTGGGATGATATAGTCGCCGCCGTAAAAACGACAAATTATCATGCAACGGATCATGTGTATAATGCGTCAACAATAAACAAAATGAATCGAGCGAAAAAAGATGCACTGAAAAAACTTAAAACGGCAACGGGTGATACGAAAGAAATGCTGGAACATAATATAGGCATCATTGAAAATACAGAAGAGGCCATGGCAAAACACGAAACCGTGCCTATTATGAGCCGATACGTATACACGCCCCCAGAGGTGCAAAAGGGGGCACGAAAAGCCCGCCGTGAAATACATGTGCGAAAAGATAATCAAGTGAGTATGCGCACGATGACATTTGTGGACGGTTCTAATGATGGTGTTGGTAAAGTGGGCCGTGCAAAAAATAAGTTCTCAACAGATGCCGCCTATACGATTGATCTGGGCGAAGGTATTGAAGTGCAGTTTATTCCAAACGATGGGAGCTTCAGTCGAGCCTCGGGCCGGGCTTTGCATGGCACCGTAAATATAACCGTACCTGAAAAGGCATCCGAAGCAGCTATCAACAAAGCAATCAGCGTCATGGACACCCTTGGCATCGATACGCATACGCCGAGTGCCGCATACGAAGAAGCCCTATACCTACACCGGGGCGTTTACTTGCGATGCGAGCATACGAGTGCAGCGTATAAGGCGATATGGGAGAACAAGGATATTTCAGATGAAGTGCGTGTGGTGAAGATGAAAGCGTGGGTAAAAGAAAATATGGACATAGACGTGGGTACCGTGGCGGCGTATGACCCGCACGGCATCACCAAGGGCATCGACGGCACCGGATTCCGTCACTGGAAACGGTGGGATTTACCAGAAGAAAAAATTGTGGACGAAATGAAAGACTATACATTGGTCCACACCACCGGGGGGCTAAAGGACAGCCCGCGCGGCAATATCGCCGAAATGCTTGGCAAGGTGATGGACAGCGGCGGGCAATTCACCACCACCACCGGGCGTATTCGTAAGGGGGTTAGTCTCAAGGCAACGGGCGGGGCTTCAAGTATGTCCGATATCCACACAGGCGGGGCGAGTTACTTTTTCACACGCATCCGCCCCGCAAAAAACAGCACAAACGGCTTCAACTTCAAAATAGGCCAGTTGGCACGACAAGACGCGGTATCTTACCAAAGTGATAGATTCGGGGCTATAGCGGAGATTTCTACCCGTGCCAGTGATATAAAAACGTACAAGGAGTTCGCTCTTAGCTCAGGAAACGAAACTAATTTCAAGGAAGGTTTTACTCTTAACGATATTGACTTTATAAGGGTGCGTGATAAAGCCGAACAGGCAGAAGTGGTTGAGGTCTTCACCCTTCGCGGGATTGACACAATGCCGGATGGCCGCGCCGTGAAAGACATTGTCGCGATTGGCAGTGATATGCCGAATCAAAGGAGTCTGCGATGACGCATCAAGAACGGCTGGCAGAGTTGATCGAACAAGGTGCCACCATCCAGCTCACACCCGATGATGGCCCGATGATGACGCTTACCCTTGCCGGTGCGTTGTGGCTCACGCTCCCTAACCGCCTTCGGTGGTGTGCCATTTTCCCAGAGCACCAAGGGCACGTTCACGAAACAGAGTATCATACAGTGAAGTTTGTAAATGGCGAGCGGGACATTGCTTTTTACAGGGACGGGAGGATTTTCTTTTACATTGCGCCATATATCGAATCCCCTCTCGACGAGAATGAAGTACGCGAAGCTCTTGCAAAGTGGCGGGACCGGTTGGGCCGGTACAATAACGCCGAACAGTTCGCGGATTTTTTAAAAGAAGCATAGGAGGCTTGTGCCATGTGGCTTATGACGAAGTACGGGTTTTTCTCGGTGGTGTGCGCGCATGATGAAAACGGCGGGCCCCATCCTGATTTGATGATGATTCGAGCGCGCGTGCGGGCACATCTCGTGGCGTTGAAAAAGGAGTATCCTGAGCTTGGTGTTATCCGTAGTACGGGCGGCACTGATTACCCGTATCGTATTATTGCGCCCCGGGTGATAGTGCGGGATGTCATGATGCCTGGGCTTGTGGAGGAGATTGATTATACGAATTTCAAAAAGGAGGCAGAAGAAAGACGCCCGAAGGACAAGGCCTACCATAATTTTCTTCACACGGTATGGGCCGAAGGTTTGTGCCTCACTCCCCGTGCTCAAGGCGGTTACGTGCCTTCGTATACCGGTCCCAACGTAACTATCCCGTAAAGCAAATACCCCACCCTTCATCCGGTCCCGTCTGCTTTGCCGCGTCGGGACTTTTTCATTCCATATAAGTTTTATAAAAAATAAACTTGTATACTAGATAACCGTGTGTATATTAATCGGCTTGAGGTAAGTCCGGAACTAGGGGGCTCGCATGGGGCCACAAACACCATTCTCCCTTTGCCCTGCATAACGGCCCCCTAGTCACCGGAAACTTTTTCGAAAAGGAGAATGATATGACAGAACTGGGTATGAAAGATTCGCGGCGCTTGAACCGCACGAAGGGTATTAGCGCCCCCGTCCCTGAAGGATACACCAACGTCAACCCCAACTTCTACAAGAACCGCACGAAGGGCATCATCAAACCCGAGGCCCCCGCTCCGGTGCCCGCTCCGGTGCCTGTGAATACCACCGACATTCAGAAGGCCATTAAAAAAGGGGCCAAGGGTCACAAGATGACAGCCCCCAAGGCCCCCACAATGAAGCGCGCGGCGCTCAGGTAGGGCGTTTGTTGTAGTCGGGTAGACGTTCGGAATAGGAGACCGGAAAATGGATATCAAACTCGTGTTTATTTTTGTGTGGGGTTTGCTCAATACCCCGGCGGGCATCGCACTCATTGCAGGTGGGGTGTTGTATGGCCTTAACAAGCTGTACGCGTCAAAACCGGCATGGGCCAAGTTCGAAGGCGCTATCATCACGGCTATCAAGCTTGCCGAAAAGCAGGTGCCGGATGATACGGAAAGCAAGGGTCTTGCCAAGCTCGACCACGCCCTCAAATACGTGCTCAAGGTGTACACGGAAACCACTGGCAAACGGGCAAGCGTGAAAATGGAAGCGGAATTGAAAGAAGGTATCCAGCTCACGCACGAGAAGTTTGATGCGGAGAATCGAACCTATGGGTAGCATTATCACCATCATCATCGCGTTGCTTCGTGTCTTTTTCCCCGCCTTGGCGGCGGCCTCAAAACCCACCGCCGAGGCTGGGGACCCGGACATTGAAACCCGTGATGCCTTGCGTAAGCGTATTCGTGAAACATGGGGGACCGAATGAAAACGAAACTCGCCTTATTGTTGATCGTGACTCTCACCCTTATCACCCTTACCGGGTGCTCATTATTCACTCGCACAGTATACCCGCCCTATGGCACCCCTGTTCGTTTGCGCGAACGTGTCCCCGGGGTGAAAGTTTGGGTGAAGGATAAAAACAAGAAATCAGTGGCGGGAACGATGGATTTGCCGGAGGGGTGGTTTGCGATGCCTATGCCGGGGTTCGAAAAAGAATAACATCTATGCAGGGGGGCGACTATGAGTATGGAGCTTATTGAAAAAATTATTGACCAAGGCGCGTTGTTCGCCGTCCTTGCCATTGGTATGTATCTAATGTTCCGCCTCGCACGATGGGTCACCTCCCGGCTGTTAGCGCCCACCAACGGCACAGACAAAGGCGGTTTATTCACACAGTGGCTGCACACCCATCAAGAATTTCTGGATGGGCTTGCGCGTAGGGATGCAGCACAAACCGAAACGTGCAAGCAGCACGCATTACTTCTCGGGCGGTTGTGCGATCAAACAGAACGCAGTGCCGCATGCGTCCAAACCCTTTCCGAATGGGCGGGGGACCCGGACGCGCCTTTCGCCACCGTACATTTCAATCACTCCATGGTCGACCTTGCCAAAGCTAAACTTCTTGAAATGAGTATACGGCCGGACACGCTACCGGAAGAGGCTCTAAAAATCGAAGCTCAGATTGAAAAACTCTTGGTGGCGGTGGAGCGTAGGCACCGTACAGCGGCCGATACGATCGAGCGGCGCGCGGCAAAGTGCGTCGGGTAAGGGTGTGTTCCTTTTATATTTATTTATTTTTTCTTGCTTCCCGTTATTCGTAAACATATATTCAACTTATATCGGAGATTTATTATGGCATTGACCACGTTTACGTTCAACCTCGCGAATGTCGCCATCCGGCATGAAACCTTGCAAGGCCGCAAGTATCTCGTGGCCCCCATGGCCATGCTCACGGAGGGTGTGCATAACGGGAGCGGCGGGGCATTGCTATATAAAGAATCCGAATGCAAGAAGGCCATCCCCGCGTGGAATATGAAACCGATTGTTGTGTACCATCCCGAAATCAATGGCAAAGGCGTAAGTGCTTGCGACCGGGATATCCTTGAGCAACAACAGGTGGGCATGGTGCTGAATACCTGCTGGAAAGAAAAGTTGCGGGCCGAAGCATGGATTGATGAAGGTCTTGCCGAAACAGTAGACGGGCGCGTGCTGAATGCGCTTGAAGAAAATAAAATAATGGAGATTTCCACAGGACTCTTCACCGACAATGTAGGCACGGGCGGAGATTGGAATGGCACGACGTACAATGCCGAAGCCGTCAATCACCAACCTGACCACCTTGCGCTTTTGCCGGATAAGATTGGCGCATGTAGCATTGCCGACGGTGCGGGCTTGCTTCAACTTAATGAAGCGGCGGCGGCGGGGGGTGTGGACGTCACCCGGTTGCTGACTCGTGAAATGGACACCATGCGGCGTATGGTGGGCAATGCTATGAGTTATGCAAACACGCGGAGCGCTCTTACGAGTGCCCTACGCGCCCGCATGAATACAAGCGATGTGTGGGTTGAAGACCTGTATGAAAATTTCTTCATCTATGAAAACGATAAGGATAGAAAGCTGTATAAGCTGGGCCACACTGCAAGTGATACACAAGTAGAAATCACGGGCGAGCCCGTGGAGGTGGTGCGGGTGACGGAGTACCGCACAATGCAAGGGGATTTTGTGGGCAATGAGGCCCGCACGACCAATAGAAAAAAGGAGCACGGCATGGACAAGAAAAAGCTTGTCGACGGCCTCATCGCCAATGCGGTCACGCAGTGGGGAGAGGATGACCGCGAAGGCCTCATGAATATGGAAGAGGCCGCGCTCGAAAAGATGGCCCCGGTGGAAAACGCCCATGTCAAGGACAAGGGCAAGGATGGCAAGGACACCGAAGACGACAAGGACGCGCCTGTCACGCCCGCCGCGCCCGCCGCGCCTGTCACGCCCGCCGCGCCCGCTCCGGTGACGATGGAGTCTTTCTTGGCACAGGCACCGGTCGAGCTTCGTGATGTGCTCACCAACGGCCTGGACGCTCACAATGCGGCGCGTGATGCGTTGGTTACGAAAATTACCACCAACGAAAACAACACGTTCGAACCGGAGTTTCAGAAGACCAAAAGCCTTGGCGAGCTTCAGGGTCTTGCCGCTTTGGCGACGCCCATCGAAAACGCACCGGCGGCGGGTCCGGCCATGTTTTATGGTGGCGCGGCTACCCCGGCGGCACCCACGGCGAATGCGGAGAATGCAGAGAAGCCGCTTGTCATGCCGACGATGAATTGGGAAAACGGCAAGAAGTAGCTGAAGCACTGGCCCAAACGGGGCGCAAGAAAACTGACAAAACCAAACGCGAAAAAGGAGAGTTACAATGGCTGACGATCTCAACACCATCGTACTCAAGGGCAAGGGGCATCATGACGAAGGCACCACCGACGCCACCGTGTACCCCGGCGAAGCCGTGCGTATGGCGGCGGACGGGCATTATGACCCGGAGACGCTTGCCGCTGTAGACGCGGCCGGGCGCGGGCTCGCGCTCGTGAAAGAAAATGGTCTTCTTGGCAAGACGGTGGATGAGGAGTACGACGCCGATGAGATCATCTTCATCTATCGGCCCATGGCGGGCGACGAGGTACAGGTCCTCGTGAAACTCGGCGAGGATATCGACGTTGGTGATTTTCTCTCCGTAGAGGGTAGCGGTAGCGGAAAGTTTGTCGAGGTCTCCAGCAGCGCCACCGCCGAATACAAAACGCCTCTCACCGCCGCACGCGTACACAACAACATGATGAAGTTGCTCCCCTCGGCAATCGCCGACGTTGTCACCGCCGACCCGCTCCTTCTCACCGAGGCGCTGGCGGCTACGGACTTTGCCGCCAAGCTCCCCAACGCGGTGGACGATGACTACGTGTTCGCCTCTGGCGTGCATACGTGGGACGAAGTGGCGGCGGTTGCAGACGAGATTGCCGTCGTGGGCGCGGTTGCGGGCGACGTTGCCTTGTGTTCGATTCAGGTCGTCGGCGCCAATACCCCGGACTCCGTGGTTTCGGTGCTTGCCGGTACCGACAAGATTACCGTGACGCTTGACGCCAACGGCGAAAGCACCGTCACGAAAATCGACTGGGTTTTGCTCAAGGCGTTCACCGGCACGCTTGCGCTCAAGGGTACCCCGGGCACGGACGCCATGACGCTCCAGGGCACCGACTTCGGTGGCACCACCAGCGCCGAGGCGGCGGTGTTTGAGTACCTCATCCCGGCAACGTACCAGGACGGGAACGCGCTTACCCTGCGTGCGCGTGCGGCGATGCTTACCACGATCTCCGACACCACCTGCACCCTCGATGCCGAGGTGTGGAAGGACGCGGGCGACGGGGCCACCGGTGCCGATATTTGTGCAACGGCGGCGACCACCATCAACTCGGTCACCCCGGCCAACGTGGACTTTACGATCACGCCGACCGGTGTGGTTGCGGGCGACCGCCTTATCATCCGCCTGAGTATTGCGGGCATTGACATCGGCAACGCGGGCGTGATGATCCCCGAGATCACCGGGGTTGCGATGCGCGGTGTTACCGGTACGCTGGCCGACGATATGGCCCTGATTACCGGCACCCCCGGCACCGATGCACCCGTTTTGCAGGGTGCGGACTTCGGCGGCGCTTCGACCGACGAAAAATGTGCCTTCGAAGTCGTACTCCCGGCGAGCTACCGTGCGGGCGCGGCGGTTACCGTGCGCCTTCGTGCGGCCATGATTACCACGATTTCCGATGGTACTGCCACGGTGGACGTGGAAGCGTGGAAAGACGCGGGTGATGGCCTTGTGGGCTCCGACCTGTGCGCCACGGCGGCAACCACTATCAATTCGGTTACCCCGGGCAACGTCGATTTCACGATCACCCCCACCGGCCTTGTGGCGAATGACCGCCTCATCATCCGGCTTTCGTTCGCCGGTACTGACAGCGGCAACGCGGGCGTGATGATCCCCGAAATTACCAAATTTGCCCTGCGTGTCGGCAATGCCATTGCTGGGCAGCTTGTGGCGCTCGAGGACACCAACGGCGCGCTGGCGGCGGCGGGACTGGTTCATTGCCGTGTGCTGAATCCGTAGGCCGAGAAAAATGGTCTTGTGAATAGGTTGGGTGCCCCGTGGCCCCCATAAACCGAACAAGGAGGAATGCCATGAATTTTGTACTCAATGGACAGGGCCACGGCAACGTCGCGGCGGTTCTGATGGAAAACAACTTCGACCCGAACGCACTGCGCCCTTACATCGGCGCGGACGGTCGAAGCTACGTCACGACCAACAGCGGCAAGGTCGATGAAGACGGCAAACCCATCTTCAACGCGATGGTAACCAACACCACGGCCACTCTTCGGAAAGACGAGTGGATTCATCTCGACCGCGCGATTCTCAAGGCGGCAAAACCCCGCCTCCGGGCGGTTGCCGATCTGCGTTCGGCCGGGCTGGAATATGTGATTCCCAACGGTCTCGGCAAAACACAGCTTGAGCACGAAGCACAGAGTGATATCGGGCCCGCTTTGGTATCGATGGACGGTCTGCGTGAGGGGCCCAGTGACCGACCGCTCTTCGATCTGCGTACATTGCCTCTGCCGATCACGCACAAGGACTTCCAGTTCTCCGCGCGGCAGGTTGCAGCGAGTCGAAGCGGCGGCGGGTCTCCGCTCGACACCACCAACGCCGAGCTGGCCGGGGAGCGTGTGGCTGAAGAAATCGAGAAGATGACTCTCGGGATTTCCGATACGTACACCTTTGGCAATGGCACCGTGTACGGCTACACCAATTTCCCGGAACGTCTCACCAAGGCCCTCACGGCACCCACCACTTCGAATCACCCGACCACCCTGTCCGAAGTGCTTGCCATGCGCCAGCAGAGCATGGACAACTCCTACTTCGGTCCGTGGGTGCTCTACTACAGCCCCGCGTGGGGCACGTCCATGAGCGAGGATTACAGTGCAGCGAAGGGTAACAGCACCCTTCGTACACGCCTCATGGACGTCGAGGGTATCACGTCCGTGAAGCAAGCCGATTATCTCACCGGCACCACGTTGCTTCTCGTGCAACAGACGCAGAGCGTTGCACGAATCGTCGTCGGGATGGATATCACCACCCTGCAGTGGGAAAGCCACGGTGGGATGCAGCTCAATTTCAAGGTCATGGCGATCATGGTGCCCCAGCTCCGGGCCGATTTCAGCGACCAGACCGGCATCGTTCACGGCGCGGTGGTTGGGTAAATGCGCAACAAACATTGATTGACCCCCGGCGGCTAAAAACGCCGTCGGGGGTTTTCTTTTACCGGGTAACAGGAGACCCGAACAATGACGACTTACACAAACAAGGGCGGTATGCACGTGATGGCCGATGGTACGGAGGTGCCGCATGGGGCCACATTTACCACGGATGATCCCAAACTTCTCGAGCGTTTCCCGAACAAGTTTGAGCGCGTCCTCCCCGCCGCCGAACCGGTGAACGCCGTCGCTGAGCCGATCCCTCCCACCGACGTCCAGAAGGCCGCTGAAAAAGGGGCCAAGGGTCTCACGATGGTGAACGTCACCTCCGACTTTCCCCTTGCCGCACCCGCCAAGGTGACCGTATGGAAAGACAAGCGCGGGTGGTGGGTGTATGACGGGGACAAAGACCCGGCGAACGAAAAGAAACTTCTGCGAAAAGATGTAAACGCTTTTCTCAAGGAGTACACCTCCGAAGAGTAGGGCGTCAAGGTGTAAGGGGGTCGTGTGATGACGGTACGCACAAGCAAGACCAACGTTGAAGCAATCATTGAATTGGACCCGGAGGTGGTGCCCGATGACGCAGCCCTCCTTCCGTTCATTACGATTGCTAATGAACTCGTTACCGAAAGTTGCACCGGTGACAACGCGCCGTCCACAGCCTATACGGATGAACGGCTTGAGCTCATTGAACGCTGGCTCACCGCCCACTTTTATACCAACCGCGACCCCCGGGCAGCGAATGAAAAAATTGGTCCCATTGGCAACGCCTTTCAATCTAAGGTTGATCTTGGGTTTGACACATCCCATTATGGCCAAAGTGCGATACGGTTGGATACCAATGGCGGACTGGCTAAGCTGAATAATGATATGAAAAAAGGGAAGCCGCGTGTGGGTATGGCGTGGCTTGGGACTGATCCAGACGACGCGTAAAAGGAGAAAATCATGGCGACGCTCGAATCCCAAGAAATCGTTCGTACCGGGTTGGAGGCTACTTACGTTGCAGCCGCCGCTTCAGGTGATGAGTTTGTGAATACCGGTGACGAGTTTGTTCATCTCAAGAATGGGGATAGTGGCTCCCACACCGTCACCATCGCCACCCCGGCCACGGTGGATACGCTTGCCGTAGCCGACCGCACGGTTGTAGTCCCGGCATCCGAGGATCGTATGTTCGGGCCGTTCCCATCCAGCACATACAATGATGGCGCGAATAAGGTTCAGCTTACTTATGACGCTGAAGCGGATCTGACCATTGCCATCATCAAACAGGGTAGCTAAGGGGGCCGCATGGGTCTTATATCACGCATGCGCAAACAGAACGCCATTTACTGGCCGCCCGCTCCGGCGGATGGTTTTGGCCGGAGGGGTTACGGGACACTCGTGGAGTTTGTTTTGACGGGTGGCGTGAATAGCCGTGTGCGTTGGGAAGACCGTGCGGAAGAGTTTGTTGACACCAAAGGCACCACAGTTTTATCGAATGCCGTGGTGTACGTGCCCGTTTTGCCCGGCGGCGGCGAAGTAGAAACGGGCGGGTTTTTATGGTTGGGGGACCGTGCCGACCTTACGGATGAAAGTGACCCCACCAATAATTCGGGGGCTCATGAAGTGCGGCGGGGTGACAAGTTGCCGAATTTTAAGGCGACTGAATTTTTGCGGACGGTGTACCTATGAGCAATCCCCGGGCTGGTGTCATGGGTGTGAAGGTGGTGCAACGCGCTTTCAAGACCCGAAAAAGGATGCACGCGAAAGGTCTTCATGTTGGTCTTATGCGGGCAGGTCTTTTCTTGCAGCGTGAGAGCCAGAAGCTTGTACCCATTGATAAAAGCATATTGAAAAATAGTGCAAACACGCGCGCGGAAGGGCTTGGTTTTAACACGGCGGTTATCGTGAGTTACGGGACGGACTATGCCTTGTACGTGCATGAAAACCTAGAGGCTCAGCATGCTCCGGGTTCCGTTGCGAAGTTTTTAGAAATACCACTTCGCCTATACCAGGGCCGCATGGGTGCTATCATTATTGATGCCGTGGAAAAAGCGCGGTAG